AGCAGCCCTATCCACGATCTGCATACATGCAGTAACACCCACCGGGTCATATCCCGGAGAAAGAATGGCTAGATTTTAGTCAGCCATTCCAATCCGTCGGTCCAGCATGAAACACTGGACTGTCTTAGTTGAGGTTGACCCAAATATCCTCGTCGGGGCTCGCGCCCTTTCGAGAAATCTGTACAACCCCCATGGGCCAAAGAGGCTAGGTATGGGTATATGTCTTTATACTCCTTTTTCACGGGAGCAAATTTCACATACTTAACTTTATACCCCTCTAAGCCATGATCGCAACGCGCTGGCCTTGCTTCCAATAAGGAAGTAATAATACCAGTGTCACCGAACGAAAGAGGGACTCTTGCCTTTCTCCACATACGTGGAGTAAGAGACAGGAGCCACTTCCAAACGTCTCGGAAGCGACCATCGGAGCCGATGTAGTTCGTAATTCGGTACGCATATTCACGTATCTTGTTACAAATCTGCACGGCGTAAGGGATCTTCTCCTTACTTCCTTTTAGGTAAAATGGGCGAACGTTATGCCCTTTAAACCAATCGGATCCGCATGATTCGTAAAAGTTTCCTGCCAAGAAACTTTTACTTTTGTTCACGTTGAAGCCTAAGAACTTCAGCGTCTCGATGACTGGTGTAGCATACTGTACAGGGACAATTATATCATCCCCATACACTGCCATTTCCAGTCGTTCTTCATAGGGTATTATGGCACAGCAGACAGCGTAGAAGAGTAAACTCTCCAGCTCGAATGTGAAACCATTGCCCATAGAAGAGAACTTTTCCAATTCATGCCATTCGTTTTCTATGCGAACGGAATGAGATCGGGCTAGGCTAAGAATTTCAACCCAGTCCTCGGGAAAGTATTGAAGGACAGTATAGTAAGATAGGGAATCGCTCGCCATACTCATGTCTATCGTCGCAAGACGACGGCTATGAGCTAGCGAAGCTAAGTACCTATTTCTTTCTTGCTGTCGCGACAAATCGAGCCCAGACTTCCTCAACCTTTCGCGGATATACGCACCGATACCCTTCTGAACAAACATGTTCAGGGTGGGTTCAGCACAAATACCACGATCAGTTTTGGCGGTCTTCGGAACGGTAGTAAATTTGTTACCATCTACGACCTCTTTCGCTTGTGAGTTGGCGCAATGCCATAGCTCACCGACGATTGATTTGTAAAATGGCACAAGTTCGACGGTCATACTGACTGTTTTTCTGAACTTGTCCGATGGCACCAAACCACGACCACGCAATGAATACGTTGCTCCAGGCCCATGCATAAAACGGCTTTGAATTTCTTCTAAAGCCTTCTTATTACACGGTCCTAGGATGCGCGATATTTGCTTCCTGATCTCACGACCAAAGAAGCATTCTTCGCTCCTCACCCTTGAATTGGTGAAGAAACATAGGAGTTCGCTATTCCAAAAACTGGAAATAGCTTCCTCTTTGCGATCGGATTCAATGGGCAGGTTAGGACTCTTCCGCAACACCTCAGTTACTAAATAGTCGTCAGCGAAATTGCTGGTTGACAAATAGTGATCGGGATTGCATCCGAGCTCTAAATACTGCTCAAATTCTCCGTTCTGGAGAAGCAAGTAGACACACAAAGAACGTGGAGTATCTACTGCCTCGCAAAGTTTCATTGTTGTTTGTACCTCGAGGCTTAAAGCCTCAGGCATGTCCGTAACGAGATTACTTGACATAGCTTACCTCCAATTAGAGTGGTGTTTGCGTCTAACGACGCTTTAGCACTTCCTCTTCCATCTCGATTTTCATCGCTCTGTACAAAGGCCAAATTTGGCCGAGTACGCGGAAGATCATAAAGATCTTCTGGATACTTACCCTCATTAGAGGGCAGGTTCCAGATCTTCTACGTATGCAACAACTGTTGCATGCGCTAAGGCGCTCTGAGCGAGTGCCAGAAGATCCTGACGATGAGTCGAGGTGTCCGTTTCGTGCATGATAAACTCGACGTTCACACGATCAGTGCAGTAAACGGTGGTAACACCATCGACTGTCT